CCCCACATGGTACGGATATTCGTTATCCTGTAAGTCAGTGAAAAAGTGAATTACCTTATAACTCATAACTCATCGCTCCTTATGCTCCCGTAGAGCTTGATGTTGCTGACAATTCGCTGGGCAGTGAAGATGAGATGTTGGTAAACTTAGCACTCATCCACTCGGGACCGTGGTCTAAGCCGACCTGACCAAAAATCTGGTAAGTCTCGCCTGCGCCCTTTTTTGAGATAGGCTCTAAGAAGAAATTGCCCTTTTCAGGTACGGGCTGATATACGGGTGCCATGATTGCAGGGTTGAACAGTACCGCCGTGCCTGTCGGCAGGGTATCCATAAGTGCAACGCCTACGATACCAAGAGGGGTTACTACGGTCTGAATCTTCAAACCGTTCACGTCTCTGCCCTCGGGAACGATGGTCAGGTTGTTCTTCTGCGCATCGAGATTGAGCTGCAACAGCGTAGTTGCGTCAACGCCAAGCACGATATTGTCAGTTCTCGCACCTTGGTCGTGGATGCACTTCAAGCCCTCTGCAACGAGCCAATAGGAAAGCTGCTTGCTGTCTACGTCAAGTACGTTGGTTGTAATCGCGGTAAGCAGACCTCTGGACTTATTAACTTCGTCATCAGTAGTTGCCTTGTTGTAAACGCCGTTCATAAAGGTGTACTCGATGTCCTGCGCAATCTTCGCCATGCGTCTCTCAACTTGGAAAGAAAGCTCATCGAGAGGATTAGGTGTCTGCGCCGCAACATTGATACCTGACAGGGTGCCCATGTTGGACTGCTTTGCGTAAGAGATAGATACAGACTCCATGAAAATCTGCGTTACATTCGTCAGCTGTGAACGGGTCACAACGGACGGTGTAGGTGCGGTCAAGGATGCATTTTCAGAGATTTCAGGCTGTGAGCCTTTCTCCGTTGCGAATTCCTGTCCGCAAGTGAACTCTACATGATTGGTATAGAGAGGTCTCGCGCCAATCATAGTAGAGAGGGGGGTTGCTTGCTGTCCCTTTGCGAATAACAATCCGCTAAAGTTCGGGGTAGCAAATGATGTAGCTGTGGTTGCTGCCATGTTGATTTACCTCCTTATTATTTTGCAGCGTTAGGCTGGTTAGCCTGCGCCTGTTGTAATATTGCCAATGTCGCGGAACGCATGTCCCCGTCATTGATTGCCTTGTTGATTTCTGCGGAATAGTCAACCGTGCCGCTGTTACCTGACATGGGAATCGGCATCTGCGCCGCATACTTCGCATGGATTTCTTTATCCATAGCGTCCTCGCGCTCCTTGAGGAATTTGTTGATGTTGCTCGTGACGGTCTCTTTCTCGCCGTCAACCTCTGCCGTTGCAGTCGCCTTTGCAAGCTCTGATGACATGTTGATTGAGGTGTACCGTTCTGTAGCCTCTGCGATAGCCTTGAATCTCTCAAGTGACTTCACATACTCTTCCCTCTGCTGTTCCTGCTCTGCCTTCGCCTCTGCCTCTGCTTCCTCGGCAGTCTGCTTTGCCCGTAACTGCTTTCTAAGATTTCCCTCTGACGTGCAGAGCTTGTCATAATCGGCTTTCAGCTTGGCGTTGTTTGCTTTCAGCTCTGCCACCGTGGCAAGTACGGATTCGAGTGTCATTTCGCCCTTATTGTCCTCGGGTGCCGCTGTCGGTTCTGTCTGCTGCTGATTCGTCGTTGCGGGCGCCGTGTTGCCCTCTGGGTCGGTCACGTTACCGTCTGCGAAAAACTGCAAGTTCATAGGGATTTTGTTTGTCTTAGTCATAGTTGCTTTTCCTTTCTGCGTTTAATTTGTTGAGCGCACGTCTCTGTGTGCTTTTTCTGATACCGTTGCGTGATTACGCTTTCTCTAGCGTTTGCGTTTTATTAAGGTCATTTCTCTATGACCGTTATGCAAAAGGGAAAAATCCCTTAATAACCGAAAAGAGCCGAATGTATGACATTTTGTCACATACACTCGGCTCAAGGCTCTGATAGATTTTACTTCTTTTTTGCTGCCGCCTTTTTGGCAGGTGCTTTCTTTGCAGTGGCTTTCTTGGTTGTGGTTTTCTTTGCCTCTGCTTTCTTTGCAGGTTTCTTCGCCTGCTCTTTCTTCTGGGTGATTTTCTTCTCGTCCTCTTTCTTTTTCTTTTCTGCTGCTGTCATTTAGGTCACCTCCTTGCCAGCCTATATTTCGACACATCTGCAATTAAGCGTTTCGGACGCTGGGGCGCCCAAGCTGTCGTCTGATGGGAACATCATTTTGTAGCCGTTGACTGTAAACGGCTCATCTATCGGGACGGTCTGACCGTCCGCTCGGACATGGGAATCGCGCACTCTTTCGTCCTGTTTGGATAACCATGTGTGCGTGAGCTGTCCTTTTTTGACAAGCTCCTTGTGATTCTCATTGTTATAAATCCAATTCGTTTCATTAAGCGCTATTTCCATTGCCCTGTCCTTGGATAGCACCGTAGTAACGCTGTCGGGCACGTCCTGCTCCTTTATCTTCAAACCGAACATTCTACCCGTCTTAAAGTTTTCGTTTCCCTCTGCGCCTTGTACGGTTTTCTCCGTGGTGTTCTGTATGTAATGTGCAAAGCGTTTCGCCTTGTTTATGCCGTCTGCGTCTGTTGAGTCGGGCAGCATTGCAACGTATAAGTCAATCAGTTCGGTTTCATAGTCCTGCGACGTGCGCTCATAAAGGAATATCCCCGACAGAATCTCCATGAACTGCATTTTGAAAAAGTCCACTAACTTATCAAAGAATCTGTTTGCTGTCTCCGTCCTGCGGTTTTTGTCGGTTTGGAGGATATTCATTTCATCAAAGAATTCGATGGGGTCATACATAGCTTATTCCTCCACCTGTGCCACTTTCGAGGGCTGCACTGACTCATCTGTCTTGTCCTTTTCCTGATTATTCTCGCCGCCGTTGCCCTCTTCGTCCTTGAAAGCGTTAGGATTCGGCACGTTGCTGTCATTATTGTTCTGCTGTTTCGGCTCTTCCTTTTGGATAATCTTTTTCTGCATACCATCAATAATCTTCTTGCTGTCAACCCACGCCTGTTGAGGGTCTGTAAATAGCCCTACCGTATTGAACGCCGTCAAGCCGTCCACGCCTGCATTAAGCAATGATACAAGGGCATTTGTCTTAGATACCAAATCATAGGTCTTTGTGCGGCAGAACCGAATCTCAATGTCTGCCAGTTCTATATCTTTCAGCCCGTCGTATTCCCTCGTGTCTGCTTTCAGGCACTCAACCGCAAGGTCTAATACCTGCATTTCGGGCTCAACAAACATCTGCTCCACGGTCTTTGCGGATATTTCGAGGCACTGCCAGCCGTTGCTTAACTGCATTGCGCCTGTCGTGCTGCCGCCGCTTGCTTCCTGCCATGACGGCGTGGACGTAAGCTGTTCGACCTGCCTCATGTAATAGTCAACGAATGTCTGAATCTCTGACTGATTAAGGGTCTGACTAAGGTATGTAATCTTTGCTTCCCTTGCACTGTCGCCGCTTGATTTCGTCATAATAACGCCGTCGCCGTCCACGAGATTCTTCTTGCCCTCGCCGTCTATGGAGCAGTTGTGCATCCACAATAAACTCTGGACGTGCTGCATGATGTCGTTGATTCGGTCAGAGTTGATGATGTTAATGGCGTCGAGTATGGGGATTGCCTTTTCAAAGATGCCCATGCGGTCAGTCAGCGCAAACTCCACAATCGGAATCTGTCCCAAGGTGTTGGGAACGACCTTTTCCGTCAGTCTGTAATTATCGGTTGAAAGCTCATGCTCAATCACAAAGCATAAATCTTTGGAGTAAGCCGTGAGCGATATAGTCCCGTCCTCATGTATGAAATAGGTGCAGCCCAACATAGGCTCTCTGAAAGCGTCATTGGAATACACAACAAATGTCGTCAGCGGAGACGGCACGGCGATTTCAAACGGTGCAAACTTGCTCTTATCCCTTGACGGCAGTACAATCTGATAGCCTACGCCTGTTATGAACATGTCATGTCCGAGCTGTAAGTCCTTTTTGGTCTTTGACTGCTCGTACATCATCTTATTAAGCATTGCTATCTTGAGGTCGTCCGTTTCTTCCTCGCTCTTGTTCTTTTTCTTTAAGAACCCGAATAAGTGCTTCTGCTGTTTTTCAGTCGGCTCGACCTTTGCCCTCTGTACAAAAGTGATAGGATTGGAAAAGCAGTACCCGAGGTGTATGTCTACAATCCTTGCGGCGCCGTTTTCAACAACCCTTGCATTTAACTCGGGTCTGATTTTCTTTTCACGACCGAGGATAGGCTGATTGCCCCTTTCATATTCGTAAAGGAACATTTCATCGCGAACATTGTATTGATGTTCCTCAAATGCTTTTGATACTACCTTTATGATGTTGTCCTTGGTTATTATTCTCTCGTCAGTCATTATCATGCGTCTGCCGAGGGTAGGCTTTAATGAGGCGTACAATGTTTTTCACTTCCTTTTTCTTTTTAAAGACCATATTGTTGAGGTTAACAAATTGGTCAAGCACAATCTTAGCACAATCTTCTTTGGACGTTATTATCATTTTCGTGAGGTCACGAAAATGGTCTACGCTACGGGATAAGAGGTTGAGCCAAAATATATTGGCATCTCCCTGAAATAAAAAATGAGCCGACAGTTACTAGAAAACTATCGGCTCAAAGGCTCTCTTTCAAGGTCAATTTCGACTTCTTGTTTACAGCCTCGACACACTATTTTTATTTTCCCTGTTGCGTCAGGCGTTTTTTTGAAAAGAAGCTTGTCTTTTCCTGCCCTGCTCTTGCACGTCGGGCAATATATATTCTGAATAATGTCCATTTTCGTCCCCTTTTCTTCTTTCGCGTGCGGCAACCGCTGATAAAGCCGCCGCACACGTCGGAGGATTATACTAGAGTAGGTTTGAAATGGCTTGTAAACCTCTTTTTGACACTTGGGGAGGTCGCTAAACCTCCCCGACACACATAAGAAATAAACAAAGAATCCACCAATTACACCTAATTTGGCACTTTCATTGTAACGTGAAAGTCAAGGCATTTCAATATTTTATCCCGTAGAGGGATATTATTTATATAGATACCTATGTTGCGCTGTTAAAAACTGCCAAAAGAAAAAGACCAAGGGTTAATCCTCGGTCTCTGAATCTTCTTTCTTTCCGTTTTCCACTGTAATGCAATCGTACCTCTCTGAATTGATTGTGTTCTCCATAGCCTCAACGGGGTTATATCCGAGATTCTGTAATACCTGTTTGAATACCGTTACCGACTGTCCGCTCGCAAGCTGTACGCCCTTGCGGTCTTTGTCAGCATGGAATATATCATGTCTGCTATTCACGTTCCAAAAAATGACATTGGGTATCTGATAACCATGCTTTTCAAACTTCGACGCCATCATATCGTAAAACGTCCATTCGCGGTTACCGCAAATGTTTATCTCCATGTCAGAGATAACGCAGATTGCTTTTGGCATATCCGCAGGGTCAATATGATTTTCCTCTGCGATTTTCAGAACCTTGTCGAAAGCAGCTTTCAAGTTTGTGCTGCCGCCCCAATCTGCGTTTCTTGCATTATCTACTTTCTGTGCAAGTGTCTCGCCCTTGAGTACAACCGTTTCGGGGTTGCTAGAGAATGTCATAAACAGGTTGTGGTATGCTCCTGTGTTCCGCTCTGCAAAATAGATTGCAAGTCCGACGGCGGTTGCCAGAGGTCTGCCACACATAGAGCCTGATGTATCAGCCATGATAAGTACATTTGAACCGTTCTCTACATAGTCGGGCAGTGCTCTCCACTGCGCTTCCAATACATTGCTCTTTTCACGTCCGTACAGTGCCTTTTCGACAATGTCATACGGGTAGAGCGTACTTGCGTTAATCTTTACCTCGCCCCTGACTGCATTATTGATAAACTCGTTAAAGCGTTCCCCGTCATGCCGCATGAATGCCTTTCGGTAAATCATCATTGCACGGCTCGGTACTTCTGAATAGGTTATCTTGTCCCACTTCTCCTGCGACATAAGGGATTCTGTAACCTTAATCTTTTTTCTCATAGCACGCACAAGGCGCTTGAAATTATATACGCTGTACCCTAATTTAAGAGCCGTCATAATTCCGCGCTTACGCGTTTCTTCATTCTTGGAATCAGCTGTCTTAATCCACTTTGCAAGCAGGGATATGGCGTTACCCTCGACCATGTTATCCTTATCTTCCTCAAACTGTTTCTTCATCGCCGCCCACATATCATCTTCAAGCGGCGTTCCGATAAGGGTGTATAAGTCATCATACCGTCCGAATACGCCGATAAGGTCAAGGTTGGGTCTGATTGTCTCGGGGTGGTAGGTCGCGGCATATTTCAGAATCGTTCTGAACGTCTGTCTCTCGCCCAAGCCGTTGCGGATATCCCTTGCATAAAACAGGATTTTCGTAGCGAATAACGCGTCCTGATTTACCGCGTCTGCATAGAGTCTCTGGATTCTCGTATCGTCAGCACCTCTTAATGCTCCGACAGTCGAGAAAAAGTCCAGCCTTGCGTCAGACGTGGTATTCAGCGCAACCGCACCGTTTTCAGTTCTCGTGAATTTGTTTTCTTCTTTCATTGCTTCTGCAAGATTCATAGTTTCCTCTCTTTCCATGACGCTGTTGGTTTTATGATTAGCAGTCATATCCATTGGTTTGCTGTAAGCGTCACATTTTGGGCAGGACATTGGTTTTTTCAGTTGTTTAGACCGACCTTGTTAGTTGTTGAGACTATAAAATTGCTGTGAATGTCCCTAAGTCGGACGGGCAGGAATCGAACCTGCGACACATGATTCCGAATAGCTGATTGCTGTTAGCCGCACGCACATGAGGCGTTTGTTTTGCCACTGCTCTACCGACTGAGCTACCGTCCGAAAGTTGCGCGTGGGCAGGAATCGAACCTGCACCTCTTCCTTGATAGCGGATGTTTTTGTTTGCTGTAGGAAATCCAATCAGATTTCGCCAATAGCGTTCTGCCGTTAAACTACCACGCACATATTTAGTTATACGGAGATAGTAGGAATCGAACCTACACGACACGAATGTCGGACAGGTTAGCAACCCGCTGCGCTACCATTACGCCATATCTCCGAATTGCGGAGATGGGATTTGAACCCACATATCCCAGCTTATGAGGCTAGTGAATTACCTATCTTCGTCACTCCGCTAAATTTTCAAGGGTTGCGACGCACACCGCACGTCTGCCTGCATACGCTCTTTTGGAGCCGTACCGTTGCCATATATATGACATGATGTGCGTCGGCTTACATTGGGCAGTTTCTATTCCGCTGCCCCAAGTCAAGCACACGGTCAGGTTACGCCTGACCATTCATTACGCGACGGTAATGCAAGCGCCGCGGACTGTTTTCAAACGTTCTCTCCTCTGCAACAGCCAAGGTGGGTTTTAAGCAGAGCCTTTCCATGCTGGGTTTTTGGTCGGGGCTTTTCCTTGCCGAAAACCTCGCGGCGCTTTGACGCGCCTTAACAGCATTCCGCTACGAGGACAGTAGATGTCTGGAGGTCATATCCAATGAATAATATGGGATATGAATGTATATGAAACCATTTAGGGTTTCCGCGCCGTATGAGTGAATCGAACACCCTACTCCTTTCAGAGCCACGGTTTTCAAGACCGCTTCCGACCATTCGGGTATACGGCTTTTTACGCAGCCCGACAGTTACCCGAGCAAGCGAAACCACCGAACCGCGATACTCTATTGTTTAGTGACCTCAAGTATGAGTTGGTCTCCTACCTATGGATACGCAGTGGCTCCGCTGCGCAATCGGGACGGGTAGACTCGAACTACCGCTGTTTCTGATGTTGGGGAGTTACAGTCCCTTGCCCTCGCCGCTAGGCATACATCCCGTTTTACAACCTCTGGTTGCCGTCACCCTCGATGGAGAGCCAAGCGCATGGGTGCTTGACCTTGTTAGTCATTGGGTTGCTTGCTCTGTACCGCTCCATTCAGCCGCCTTATTTCCTCTGATGCATTTGGGCGTGGCTTGCGTCCGCGCGCGACGCTCAGATTGCCGTACATGGACCGTAGAGGAATCGAACCTCTGACACATCGGGTATAAGCCGATTGCTCTGCCGCTGAGCTAACGGTCTATGTCTGCCGCGTAAGGGTACGGCAGACTTTGCTTTAAAAGGGGAAATGGTTACCGCGATGATGGACGGTAACCAAAACGGCGAAACGGTATCGAAACCGTAAGGAACTGGTGTGTAGCCAACTCCGCAACCTGCCGCCATGTAATTAAGGTATTATGTACACTGAATCAGCGTATGGTGTGCTGAACGAGAGAGGTCTGATTCAGTATGTTTGTAGTTTAGCATACTAGACATTCAATGTCAAGTCTGTTAAACATTCTTTTTAAAAAGATTCTACCGATGTTTGGCGGCATGGTGTACCTCAACCTTAGTCAGTGCGCTTACGGGCACATTCAGCGCATTGGCTATGTCGTATACCTTATCGAGTCTAGGGTATCTCTCTCCGTTTTCCCATCGGCAGACTGTGTTCTGCCCTACGTTGATTGCATCTGCCAATTCCTGCTGTGACAGATTTCTTTTAATGCGTATCTGCCTTAGATTCTCTGCAAAACTATATTCCATGTGTGTGCTCCCCTAGAATCCTAAATCACTTCGTTTCATTACTTCTGCCTGACCGCCCAACAGCGAATCCACAAAATCTGCGAACATCGCAAGCGCATCGGGCGCGTCATCATGCGTATTCGTTCCAAGCTGCGTATATGTACACAGCTCTGCCATCATCTTTCCGTAGTCGCTCTTTGGGTCGTACTCCGTAATGTCCTTAAAGTAGACATGCTCCTTTACCCAGCTCGACCGCGTGATTATCTTTGTTATCTTATTCTGTGTCGTGTACTTCTTGGTAATGTGGCACTTGCCGCCCTTTTCCTTGACAAGCCTCTCTACCTCGTTTGCCGTCCTGCTGCCCTCTTTGTTGCTCTCAAATCGGCATTGGTGGACGTGGTGCTTCACAAGCATATCGGAGTTAAGCTCATCAAGAGTTCCGGGGTCTATATTGCTGAATACGCAGTCCTCTAGGTAGTATTTATCCCCATATTGGTAGAATACAAGCAGCGCGTTGCTATCTGTGCCCGTGTCTTTCGTATCGCAGACTGCCAATACAGAATCGGGCTCCGTGTCGGGCAGACCGTCAAGGTACCTAAGCAGGTCTGACGGATGGTACAGTATTCCCTCACGCTCTATCGGTGCACTCTTGTATAGACAGCGGTAAGAAACATCATCCATCGACATTTCCATGTCCTTGAAATACTCAACAGAGAAGCCGACATCGTAATCATAGTCAAAGTTGCTTTCTCCCGTATTCGGGTCTATGTCTGGTACCGCTATGAATTCTGCCCTCGGATTGTTCTCGTACCGCCTCTCCAAGCGCCCTATGACATCATGCACGCTCCAGCGCGTAGCAATGTGTATCTCTTTCGCTTTTTTCTTTTTACGGGATTTCAGGTCGGTTGTGTACTCGCCGTAGAGCTTGTCTAATCGGTCAAGTGATAACGCCTCCTCGATACCCGATACAAGGTCATCCACATATAGGAATCCCTCGCAACGAGTTACACCTGTCAGTGAACCTCTGATTGAGCGGCACGTCAGTGTCTTGAATGGCTGCCACCTGTCAAGGTTGATTGTTTCCTCTTTGGCATTATTGCTTTCAAACTTAACATCAGGAAATACCTCACTCCAACAATATTCATTGCTGCATACGATGTTGAGTACGGCATCATAAAACATTCGTGTCATATATCCTGAGTGCGAACTCATCAGATTCGGTGTATTCGGATAGTGCCCCATTACGAACGAGATAAAGAACTCCCCCAATGTCGTATTGTGTGTGATGATATAATCGTCAGTGATGTACAAATGGCAAGGGTCATCGACGTAGATACACCAGCATTCTTCATCTCCAACGTAGTTAATTTCTGCAATAAATCTTTTCAGCTCATCTCTTTTAGGGTTGTAAGCATTGCGTTTCCTGCTTAACCAGAACGGATTGGGCTGATTCGCCGAGAATTGAATGATTATCCTGTAAGTATCATGAAATTTGATGAATTCTCCGTCTGCGTTTTGGTATCCTGTATTCTTTTTCTTGCAGATACTTGCGTAACCGCCTAATGAATGCACGAGCTCCACAACGTCTGTCGCTAACCGTGGGGATGATGACAAGTATTCAATATACCCAAAATCGCTTGCACAGCCGTCTGTGTCTAGCAAACCGCGTAATAATTCAAGCCTGTGCTCATAAGAAGCGTACAAATAATCTTTTGGAATAAATTTTTCTATGCTCTTATGTCCCGTTAAACCGTATTCTTCAAGGCATTTTTTTAGCTTATTTCTCTCGCCGTCTGATGTTACGCGCCAATCATATCTTGATTTGTGGCGTAGCAAATATCCGTCAGGCAATATGGCTGATATTCTCTCTCTTATCTCATCATCAGGCAATGTAATTACAATCCCGTCTCCAGATATGCCACCATCACCTAGGATAACGCCCAATAGGTACGGGTCAATCTTCAATTCCTGTTCCCTAAATTCGATTTTGGGAACATAGTCAACCGAATAATTCTTTCTCCTATCGCCCTTTACACGCAAATGCCCTATCATTTCAGACAGTTCAATTACCCTGTACCGACCGTTCTCCCCATGCCGTTTCTTGTTCCTGTCATCCTTTGTTTGCACTTTCCACAGGTGGTCATCAGAGCATACCGCCTTTGAGCCGTCATCGAATACAACTTCATAACACGGCTTCTTGCCCTGCGGATAGACGCCTAGCACGGTTGTCTCTTTTCCCGTGCCAGATATGACACTATCGCCTATCTTAATGTCGCCCATTCGCTTCCATCCTGTCGGCGTTAAGACCTTGGAGTTCTCACTCAAGGCCTTGCCTGTACCGGGTGGCATTGAAATTGACAGAATATCGAGCTCATCATCGAGCAGTTTTTGCATTTTTTTGACAAGTCCGTACAATTTCTTTCGGCGCGGCAGATAGTATTGGTCTTCTGGGTCTCTGTTTCTCTCCGTAAACAGCAGATATGCGTCAAAATCCATGTGCGATTGCGCAAGGAACAGCAAAGCCGCATTGTAAAGTCCATAAAAACTTTCGTTCTTGCTTATCTGCTTTATGGCAAGATTCCTGACCTTTTTTGCAGTCGCCTTTGAAAGTTCCCTGTCCTCGTCCAATACCTCTTTTGCCATAGTAAGCAGTGAGGCGAGATTTTCATATTCGCTTAAATCGCATTTGAGCAGCTGCTCTATAATCTGGCTGTTTGTAAGCACCTCTGACATGCAGTACCTCTCCTTTTGGTTCGACTCTGAATGTATTATTGACTATAAAATCTTCTCGAATCTGTAATGTTGCTTTATATTTGGGTATTTGGTTTTGTCTACTTCCCCCACGAACTCATCATGAGGTCTTGCCCATGTCATGACTACTCCGTTTTCATCAGGGTATAGTGCTTCATAGATAACTAGCATTTCTCCCGTTTCCGTGTGTTTAGCTATGTCCTTGATAATATACAGGTACTTTGTGCCTCGTTCATTTTCTGGTAGCGTCTCTCTCTTGAAATGTTTTACAGTGTCTCCGATGCATAATCGCGCATTCATACTCATGTCTTTACTCCTCTGGCATATAATAAATTGTCTTGTCTACCTGCACCGCAATGGCAGCATCAATATTCATCTTTTCGTAGTACATCGCAATACTATCCGTCTGACCGCGAAAAATGTTTATCAAATCCTCACTTGGTATCGTGTTATTAAAAAATATCGGCTTTGAATTGGCAATCGCAGCCGTAAGTTCTTTGAATACCTCTTTTGCCCTTTCGTTACTTTCATACGCCCCGATGCTTACGGTAATGTTATCTAACGTTGATGCGAGAACAGTTTTTCCGTTGACGCAGAATCTGGCGAAATTGCCTGCATTTACCATTGATTCCCTATCTGAACTTACAATAAACATGCCTATTCCTCTATTATTTCCGGTCTGTGTCTCTCATCTTCAAACGGTACTGCTGACACAACTTCTATTTTCTTGCGCCCATAGTTCGCATAAACTGCCATTGACGCATGGATGCTGTCTGTTGACTTCACCTTGACTGTTCTTTCAATCGGATTGCGGTCAAGTGTTTTAAACCCGACCGCATACCATCTCATTATCTTTTTCATACTGTCGCATCAGAGCCGCCGTCCGTGCCATCTGTCGATGTGTCCGTTCCGTCTCCTGTTGCGGTTCCGTCACCTGTCGTAGTGCCATCGCCTGTTGTTGTGCCGCTACCCTCCGTGCCTGTTGTACCGCCGCTTGTAGTATCGCCTGTGGTGTCCCCCGTAGTATCACCCGTTGTATCATCGCCTGTCGGCTCATCGGTCGTATCATCAGATTTTACTTCTGCAAGGTAAATGGCAATTACCACGTTGTAGGTTTTCTTCGCCACGTCATTGACGACATTTACCTCTACACCGAATTTATCGACGGTTCTTTCGAGCAGGTCATTATTAAGCGCATCCTGCTCTCCTGTCTTGAATGAGATGATTGTCTTTTCCGTAGTCTGCTGGCTGGTCGTCACGATTGTGCCGCTGCCTGTTTCCTTGCTGTCCGTAACGGTTTCTGTCACTGTCTCCCTTACGGAAAATAATACCTCATCATTGTAGAGTGCCACTAATTCTTTCAGTGTCATTTCATTTCTCCTCCCTTGGATTGCTCCGAATTAACGGAATATATTGTTATAGTTGCATGTGCTGCCATTTTTTAGTTGTAGGAGGCGTCGCTAAGAATCTTTCTGTATTCTTCCACGGCGCACCTCTTATACAAAATTGCTGCCACCTCATATATCGGGATGCTCTTGAATCTGCTTTTCATGCCGATAAACTTTGTCTCTAAAACATATCCGTGACGGCTTGTTTTATAGATTCTTTCTAATGTCAAGATTCCTTTCCTTTCGTAGAGAATCTTTGAATCCTCGTTGTCAAACAAAAAGTGTACGGCTTTTCCTGTTATGATGCTTTTGCAGTAATATTCAACGATAGCTTTCATTGTGTGGCTCCTTTTTGCTTTTTAGGGAAATTTTTGGAACGCTTATTAACCGCCTTTTTTCCGAAAACGTTCTTTAACATCTGTTTCACGCAGTAACGCTTGATTGAACAGACCGTGCACCATCTGCCGACGTATGGATAAAGGTTACCCATATTTCCCTCCGATTTCATTTTCTGAAATCCCTCGCCATTATTTCAAAAGACACTTCATCGTGCAGCTTGCCGTCTCTCAGCAGTGCTAATTCATGTTGGCAGCCGTTTTCCGTGCCGCCGTGTCTCTTGATAAACTGTCTGTACGCCTTAATCGCAGGATTGTCCGCGAAACAATAGAATGAGAGCCTGTTCATGCGGTACATGTCAAAGATATTGCATATCGCCGTGTAAACGTCCTTTATGAATAGCATGTTACCTCTGTCGAAACTGATTATAGCAAAACCGTCAGCCGACATTGCGAGATAACTCACGTTATAGGTAATGAATCCTATTATCTCATCATCCTCGTTTACCGATACGAAACAATGCTTGTTGTAATTGTCAGCAGGCAAATCCGCGATACTGTCCCCAACATCGCCGTCATAATACATATATTCTGGTCTGTACCATGTTTCTATATGCTTTGTCCGTAGCTCATCCTCATACAGCTGTGCTGGTCTCAACATGCCTAACTACCCTCCAATTTCAGATAGTGTCATTGCCGATTATGAAATCAACAATCTTGTTTGCTTTGTCAAACTCACTTGCATCTTTGCATTCTTGCAGCAAGTCGTATATACCTTTTACCATGTGCCCACGGATTTCTGCGCCTGTTTTAAATTCCGCTCTGAGTACACGCTTTGCCTCATCCACCGTCTTGGGCGTGAATCTGAATGCTAATGCACCGTCCATATCTATCTGCGGCATTCCCAGCGTATGAAACGTGAAGCACGGTATCTCATCTACTGCAACATGGAAATCTACACTTTGCATGTTCGTAAGTTCCTTGCCGTCAATCTTGCATCTAGTTCCCAGCCACCCTGCGCCCTTTGGGTTATAAATTTCTACTTTTGCCATTCTCGCGTCTCCTTTTAATGATTAGGTACGGCGCTATCCATATTGGTATCAGCGCCGCTGCCAGTAATTCAACCACGCCCATAATCAGTATCGCGGCTATCGCAATCAGCACCACCGCCGCGTCGAGCACGCCGTCTATAATCATTCCTAATGCTCCGATTATTGCGTCCGTCATCTCGTCTTCTCCTCTTTTTACTTCGCGTAAGCGAAAAATTTTTGCGGATTTTACCGCTTTTCGCCGACCAGATACCGTATCGGCACATTCATCAGTATTTCCTTGAGCCTGCGCTTGTACCCTATGTTTTCTTCCGCGAGCACGTTTACCATTTCCGTCAGTGCTTCCTCGTGCGTGACCGCGCCCTCGCTTTCCTTTTGGAGTAGTCTGTAGATTATCGGCTCCTCGATTATGTACTCATGCTTGATTCCGCTGTTTTCTTCCATGCCCTTTTACACCTTTTTGTAAATATACGGTTGATAATTTCAAATATATGGTTTACATTATCAACCATTCATTTTATGCCCCTTTTTTATTTTCGGGGAATTTTTGACGGTTGCACTTTCAGCCGTCCTATCAGTTTTTATAATTGTACAAGTATATAAACCCCGTATTTTCTGATACCGCCATTTAGGTTGTCCGCTGATTCAAGGATTTATTGGGGGATTTTTGGTCAGGAAATTATTCTGACGGGTTAGTTCCCCGTGAGCCGTGCCCCAACAGACCCCCGCCGTAGGGTTACATAATCTGTTTACTGCTACTGGTGGTCGCTTTTGTATAGAAGAGCGAACGCAAAAACCGCGATTTTAGAGGGGTTCGCCGCTCTCATCTGCTGCAAGCTCTCCGGATATTCTCAATCTGTCTATTATGTCATCTTTTTTGGGCAAGTTTTCAGTTTTTCGCTCTGCTGTAAAGTTGATATTTTGCTGCTGCGTATAGCCGTGGTTGTTGTTAAAATCCGTGGCGAATACAAGCGGCGGTATCTTCCCTTGCAAGGCTAGTTGCTTCTTGACGGCTGCGATAGAATTCAGAATATTTTTTAAGGCGTCCGAAAATTCGCGTGGGCGACTATTCACCCATTCATACAGAGTAGAGCGCGATATTCCAATAAAAAGCGCAAATCCCTCAACATCAGGAATAAGACATGCGCCCTTTTCGTTTTGTTCTGCTATATAATCGGCGTACTTT